GATATGGCAGATGGAAAAACATATGGTATTAATTTCCCTTTTAGGGATTCTTATGATGGGAAGTATTTAGACCTTTCTACGGATAGTACTCAAGAAACAAGAACGGATTTAATACATTTATTATTAACTAGAAAAGGTACAAGATATTTTTTACCTGATTTTGGAACAAGGTTGTATGAATTTATATTTGAACCATTAGATGGACCGACATTTTCGGACATTGATGCTGAAATTAGAGACGCGGTTGAAGAATATATACCGGGAATAACAATAAAAAATATAAGTATTACAGCGGCTTCCGATGGTGAAGAAGATAAAGGTACTTATGTTGACCAATATGATACTCGTGTTTTTAGAGTACCGGGGATTGGTACTAAAGAACATACTGCAAAAGTAAAAATAGATTATCAAATAAATAACGATGTGTTTAACGCTAGTGATTTTGTAATCCTAAATATTTAAAGAATATGGCAAATAAAAAAATATCGTATACTACGAGAGATTTCCAATCAATTAGAACTGAGTTAATAAACTTTACAAGAACTTATTATCCTGAATTAATTGATAACTTTAATGATGCGAGTGTGTTCTCTGTATTATTAGACCTAAACGCTGCGGTTACGGATAACCTTCAATTTAATATTGATAGAAGTATTCAAGAAACTGTTTTACAATACGCTCAACAAAGGTCATCAGTTTTTAATATTGCAAAGACTTATGGATTAAAAGTTCCGGGTCAAAGACCATCAGTAGCGTTAGTTGATTTTTCAATAACAGTACCTGCTTATGGGGATAAGGAAGATTTAAGATATTGTGGTATATTACGTAGAGGTTCTCAAGTAAATGGTGCAGGTCAAGTATTTGAAACAGTTTATGATATTGATTTTTCATCGCCTTCAAATGCTGAAGGATTTCCAAATAGATTAAAAATACCAAATTTTGATTCTAATAACAAATTATTAAATTATACAATTACTAAACGAGAAACTGTTGTTAATGGTATTACCAAAGTTTTTAAAAGAGTTATTACAGCAAATGATGTAAAACCATTCTTTGAATTATTTTTACCTGAAAAAACTGTTTTAGGTGTAACTAGTGTATTACTAAAAGATGGGACACAATATGCGAACGTACCTTCAAATCAAGAATTTTTAGGTGTTGATAACCGATGGTTAGAAGTTCAAGCGTTGGCTCAAGATAGAGTTTTTATTGAAGACCCAACAAAAGTTTCGGATAATCCGGGTATTAAAGTTGGTAGATATGTGGCCACGGCAACTAAATTTATAACTGAATTTACCCCTGAAGGTTTCTTTAAAATGACTTTTGGTGGAGGTACTCAATCGGCTGATGAACAATTACGAGAATTTGCTCGAGATGGTAAACCATTAAATTTGTATAAATATTCTAATAACTTTGCATTAGGTAGTACTTTAAAACCTAATACGACCCTATTTGTTCAATACAGAATTGGTGGTGGGACAGGAAGTAATTTAGGGGTTGGGGTAATAACTCAAATAGGTACAGTTTCATTTTTTGTTAACGGTCCGTCAGCATCTGTTAACACAACGGTGGTTAACTCATTAAGATGTAATAATGTTACCGCGGCAATTGGTGGGGCTAATTACCCAACAACCGAAGAAGTTAGAAATTTAGTTTCATATAACTTTACTGCTCAAAATAGAGCCGTTACAATAAATGATTATGAATCTATTATAAGAACAATGCCATCTCAATTTGGTGCACCGGCAAAAGTTGCGATAACAGAAGAGAATAATAAGATTAAAGTTCAAATGTTATCTTATGATGAAACAGGTCGATTAACTGAAATAGTTTCTAATACATTAAAAAATAATGTTGCCAATTATCTCTCAAATTATCGTATGATTAATGATTATGTTTCAATTGAAAGTGCTAATGTTATTGATTTAGCAATAAATGTTGATGTTGTGTTAGATAATTCACAAAATCAAGGTTCAATCATTTCTCAAGTAATTAATATAATAACTGACTATTTTGACCCAACGAACCAAGAAATGGGAGAGAATGTTAATGTTTCTGAATTAAGAAGATTAGTTCAAAGTGAAAATGGGGTAATTTCAGTTTCAGATATGACATTTTTTAATAAAGTTGGTGGTCAATACTCTTCTTCTCAAACATCTCAAAGATATCTTGATTCGGCAACTAAACAAATTGAACTAGTTGATGACACTATTTTTGCGGAACCAAGACAAGTGTATCAAATTAGATATCCAAACAAAGATATTAACGTTCGAGTTAAAAATATTAAAACAGTTAATTTCTCTTGATAATTTAACTGAATCATTCTATTTTTAATGAATGGATTATATTTCAGATATTTTAACGTTCATTAAAGGATATAACGGAACTTGGGCACAATGGTTTGTGGCAGGAGCATATGTTAATTTTAGATTAATATGTTCGTTTATCTTTATTTTAATTTTTTTTAATCAAATTAAGGAAACTAAAAAAATAACAAAATTTCAAATTTTTTTATTTTTAATATTTGCGTCTTTTGTTGCGACTGATTTTAACAAATTTCAAGAACGAAGAAAATTAGAAGTAATTCAATATCCTCAAGATTATTTTAATAAAAATACCAAAAATTTAGTAATAGTCATTGAAGGGTCCGTAAGTCCATTTGATGATGTGGTAGGAACTAATGAGGTTCAAATTGATATAACACAATCAAGGGATTTAAATGGGTTAGGTTTAATTGAAAGTAAAGTTGAGACTAATAAAAATAGTGTCATCACATATATTGGCACAAATAATTATAATTTAACGCCTGAAGAAGTTTTTAAAACAGTGAAATATTTTAGATTATTTAATCCAAATGGTAAAGTTGTAATAATTGGACATAGCATTGGTGGATTTAATATGTGTCAAGTATTAGACAATCTGAACAAAGAAAAAATTAAAGTTGATTTAACAATATCGTTAGACAGTGCAAATCAACTATATAATGATTATGATTATCAGATTAAGGATAATGTTGATTATGCAATAAACTTCATGTCGGTTAGATGGTCGGATAATATGATTTTTTTCACTAATTCCGGAGGAAAAGTGTCTTTATATAAAGGTAACAAAAAAACTAAAATTATTAATGTTAATATTCCTAAAACAACTCACACTTCAATTGACAATACTATTCCCAAATATGTTATCAACATAATCAATGATTATCTAAATAAAGATACCAACCCTATTGATTTTGTAAAAAAATATAACTACAAACCATAATTTATTTTTAAAAATTATTAATTATCTTTTGAAAATAGTATATAAACTATTTATTAAAAAAGATTATTATGTCCAATTCATTTAGAATAAGAACGGAGCCTGGTGTTGACAAATCACTTAACGTCTTGATAGACCAAGAATTTGAGTATTTAGAAATATTATCTCTAAAAATATTACAAAGTCAAATATACACTAGACAATGCTCTGACTATGGAGTTCTTGTTGGTAGAGTAAGTGTTAATAATGGTTTTGGTATTCCAAATGCAAAAGTTTCGATATTTGTCCCGTTAGATAGTACTGACGAGTTAGACCCTGTTATTTCTGAATTATACCCTTATAAATCACTTTCCGACCTTAATGATGATGGGTATCGTTATAACCTACTTCCTTATAAACAATCTCATAGTGGACATATACCAACAGGCACTTTCTTTGATAGAAAAGATGTTTTAGTTGACCCAACATTAATTGAAGTTTATGACAAGTATTATAAATTTTCTACCGTAACCAATACAAGTGGTGATTATATGATATTTGGATTACCAACCGGTAGTCAAACAATAGTTGTTGATATTGACTTATCAGACATTGGGGAATTTTCATTATCACCGCAAGATTTAATAAGAATGGGTATCGCAACACCATCTCAAGTTGCGGGGGTATCATTTAAATCATCGACCAATTTAAGAAGTTTACCTCAAATTGTCACTATTAACAGAACTGTTGAAGTTGAACCTTTATGGGGACAACCTCAAATATGTAATTTAGGTATAACAAGAACTGACTTTGATTTATCATCTGAGGCAGGGATTGATATTAATCCTACCGCCATTTTTATGGGGTCTTTAGTTTCGACAATTGAGGAAGACGCTTTAAAAAAATCATGTAAGGTTAGAGGTAATGCGGGTTATCAATGTAGTTTAACTGCGGGTCCGGGTGAAATTTTAGGTATACGACAAACAATATTTCAGGACACATATGGTAGACCAATATTAGAATCTTTTGATTTAGATGAGGGGGGGAAAGTTATTGACGAGAATGGTACATGGTTAGTTGATATCCCAATGAATTTGGATTATTATATAACAAATGAATTTGGTGAACAAGTAATATCCAATGACCCTAAAAAAGGTATTCCAACTAGAGCCAAATGTCGTTTTAAAGTAAAATGGGACCAATCTCCATCATTATCTGAACAAATTAAAAGAGGTTATTTTATAGTACCAAATGTTAGAGAACATGGGTGGACTAGTAGTGGAACAGACCCATTAGAATCCTCTAATAGGGCTCTAAATTCACCATATGATTTGGCTATGAAATCATACGCGTTTAGTTTAGATTGGGCGGATTATGGTTATACTGGAACATCTAATAGTACTGGTGCTCAAATAGGTCGTCAAATGATTCAAGAAGCGATTGATTGTGATGATAAATTTTATGTTATGCAATACAATAAAGTTTATACTGTATCTCAATTACTTGATAAATATCGAAAAGGTGTGACTCCTGATAGATTTATTGGTATTAAAAATATTTTAGACGATAGTTGTAATAGTGAGAATAACAAATTTCCAACAAACGATTCTAATATGAGATTTGATATAATTTACATCTTATACTCATTTTTAATGATGGTTTTTAGACCCGTACTGTATGGATTGTTAATAACTTTGCACTTACTGTATTTTACTATAATGTTGCTTAGGATATTAATTATACCCGCCTTAATACTTTATTATATAGTTCAAATTATAAATACCATAGTTTTAATTGCGGGAACTGTACCGTATGCGTTAGGTTTAATAATTGGTTATTCTCTTCAACTTGTTCTTTACGCATTACTTCTTGTGGCTCTTGGATATATTTTAAGGGAATTATGGAAAATGGAGTTAAAAGGGGTTTCATTACCTTTATTAACTTACCCTGATTGTGATTTATGTGATTGTCAAGTTGGTGAAACTCCTAGTACTTCAGGTACGATAAGTGAAGAGGCATCAACATCAGTTTCAGATGTTGGAACAGATACTGCTGAAGAAGTACCTTGTCCTTATATATATCTTGACCCAGACTCGACTAACGTTTTATCATCAACATTGTCTATATTAGGGGTTGGTGGGGCAATATTTAAAATTCCGGGTAATTCTGTTGATGCTTCGGTAAAAAATGCGGTTACGACAACTTTTTCAGGTACATTACCTGCGGGAAATAGTGATAATAGTGTTGGTGTTCCGGGAGTTAATACAATTACCTATGCGACTAGTGATAATCAAGAAAATGACCATATATTTTCATCCAATTTAAGTTTAGCGGAAAGAATAAATTTATTTAATACAAAAGCTAAATATTTCGATAATAGTCCTGGTTCAAATCCCGGTGGTGGAGTTAATAGAATAAAAGTAACGTTTGACCCAGATAATAATCCACCAACTCAAACTACTAATTTTCATTATGATAATACTATAGTCATTTTATGTGAGAAAAGTAGTTTAAGTAGTTTAACTATTGGTCAAATAATTACATTCCAAGACCCTATATTAAATAAAGATATTAATTTAATTAGTGGTGTTACAAATTCGTATGGTAATCGAGCTATTACAGGATTTACATCTACAGGAATGACTTCAGTTTCTTTTAATTATGCTAGTCCTAATATTGGTGGTTCTCCGGTACCTGTTAATTATAATGTTATGTTAACAGGTTCAACACAAATTAGTGGGACAACAGGTGGATATAATGATTACTATAAATTTCCAATAGATTTAGAGTATTTTCAAGTTATAACCGGTATGACTTATTCAGAATTTAGTGGGCATTGTGGGACAATGATACCAAATTCTCTTAATCAAAGATTTTTATATAATGACATGTTTATTCAGAGATGGTATGGAGGTCCGGGACTAACTGCAGGTCCATGGGGTGGTCCTTATACAAAAGATAGTAGTCAACAATTTCCAATATTTAAAAAACCATTGGTTTATTTAAAAGACCCTGACCAACAATGTGTTTTAATCTTAAATAGAGGTGTTGACCCTAATGTACCTAGAGTGAAAATTAGATATGATTTAAATATTTTATTTGGTAAAACATTAGGTACTGACCCATCATTAATTATTGAAGGTAATTATAAAATGAATTATCCAATACAGGGTAGTTTTAAAAATGTTAGTCATGATATGGCTAATATATCAAGTAATTTGTCTACGGATACCTATTCAGGTGAAAAATTATATTTTGATACGTTTGATTTTTTTCCTAATATTGGTGCATCGGGTTTTACCTCGTTTACATCCTCACTATTCAGTTATTATTCTAAATTAGATAATACTCAGTTAACATATACACCAAACTGTCCTGCACCACCTAATGGTCTTGAAGCTCCTCTACCTGTTTCAAATGGGGCTCAATCAAATTCTACCTTTGGATTAAAAGTTATAACTCAAAATGGTTTTACTAAAGAATGGTCTAATAATTCTGCTCAACCAATTAATTTTCCTTGCGGGTCTTTCCCTTTCCCAGCTTGTATATATGGAGGTTATTATCTTCCTGCGTCAAATGGTAATGGTTCTAATGTTAATTTAAATAGAGGGTATTATGTTGGTGAAATAGTTGAGGGTGGTTCATTAATGTACATGGTATTTAGTGTAAATCCTCCTGCTACTTATAATGGTTTTACTTGGGATGGTAATTATTACGCGCCAATATACAACACTACAGGTAATACATTAACTTATAATTTAACATCAGGAGCCAATAGTCGAAAAATGGTCATGAGGTCAGATAGATTACCAACATCAACAAATGTACAACAGAATTGTTGTAATGGATTTGCATTACAACATAACGAATCTTTTGCAATGTATGATATTCCTGATGAAGGATTGGTTGGTCTTGATACAGCAACAACTGCGGCTTCAACTGGTGGTGGAGGTGGTGCGGCAGATTTTAAAGTTGAAGGTACAAATTTTACAAGTAGTATTATTGATTCATTTAGTTGTGCTGGTTCTGTACCTTTAGAATGTTATGGTGACGATGGTCAAGGTAATATGACTATTAGTCATGGTTCATGTGAAGAATTTGAAGGTGAAACAATATTTAAAGGTGGTTGTTATATTGTTGTTACAACAGTTTTTATATCATTACTCGAAGATTTTCAGTTATTAACTGAATGGATATCTAGAAGTAGTATTAATCTTGGTGCGTGTAGAAATGTATGGTCTCATATATTTGCAAATAATTGGATAAATGGTACTCTATACGCATATTCATTCCATAATGATGTGACATATAGCAGTCCATTTGGAAATCAACCAAATCAACCAAATAGTGAGTTTTGTACAGATACATTAGTGTTACATACAACTAATAATTTTTATTATAGAAGTAGTCCATATAAAGATTCTAATGGTACTTTTATTGGTAAAGATAGGCCATCATCGTCTAGTTTTAGTAATGCTCAAGGTGATAATTTTAATTATCTATTAACTCCAACAACTTTAATGGATTTAGGTCCAAGAAGTGCTTATTTACAAGAATTAGTCATGTCAGACGCATATGATGGTTATGTGGTTAATAGATTGGCGACAACAACATATGGTAATGTGACTGAAATATTAAATTTATTAATTATTAGTCGATTAATTAATAAAAGTTTTATTGACCAAATGTTACAATTTTTGGTGGGTTCAAATATTACGGCATATTTTACACGAGTAAAATATAAAGTTGACGGAGATTATGCTCAATTAATTTCAATTAATTCAGAACTTGGTGTTGCACCTTTTGAATCGGCAAATTATCCTGATAGTCCACCGGGAATCCAAAATCCTATTTATTGGAACGGATTTAATTCAGATAGTTCAGTTATAGGTATTTTCTTTAGTTCGGATACTCAAACTAGAGATTTTATAACACCAAAAAGAACTATTGTTGATGATGATGTTCCGGCTAATGTAACATGTGCGTTTAGTTATTTTGATGTATTTAGTCAACAAGTACCATTTTATCAGTGGGAAATTTCTGATTATCAATCAATATTTGGTGATGAAAAAAATGGGTGGTATACAGACCCTATAGATAATGGCGGATTCCTTTCCTCAAAATATCAATCAATGGATAGAATAGAGACTGTTTCAAGATATTTTAGAGGTACAGCAATTAATTCATCTAAAAATAAATATTATAAAGGTTATATATACGCTGTCAACGCTAATGGAGATA